TTAAGTTTGATAAAGATGTATTTAATCCTGTTGAATTAATGGTTACAAACTGGGTCTGAGGATTTATAGTTACTATATATTTATTTACTAGAGAATAACGAAAGGTGTTTTTTAATCTATATTCATCTAAAAAAGTTCTATTCGCATTAATAACTTCAAGGATGACATTATCAAAAAGTCCCTGAAAAGAATAGACTATTCTATTATAAACATCTTCAGTTGTAGTTACTGTTGTGTCAATTCCAAGGCCAGCTGAAAGGTTAATATCACCTGTTAATCCGTTAATATAGTAATATTTTAATACAGGATAATAATAAGCTAATATTGCATTATCTAAGCTATATGTATCAAGGGTAGCATATCTACTTGGCCAAAAATATGATGTTATTATATCAATTGTAGGGTTAGTTATATATGTTTGTGAAGTAAGGTCGTAATAATAATCTCCTGGTTGATTGAAAACAATTGAAAAATCCCCAGAAGATACAAAGCTATTCACAAAAACATCTGTAAATCCGTTTAAAAACTCAAGGAATAGAGGAACTCTATTTAATTTTAATTGTAGTTGTGTTGCGAGGTCTGTTATATTATATGACCCATCATTAATATATGTCCTTACTATTGTTGATTGGCGAATGTTATTATTATCAAGATAGGTTCTATCTTTTTCATATATTGTTATATCGGTGTTTCCTTTTGCCTTGCTGAAGAAATAGATGGACGTTAATAGCTTTATTTCTGCAAAATTAATTGATACTACATTTCTATATAATTTTGGAAATCTTAGGACACAATATGATGGCTGTGCAAATACCTTCTTATCGCGTTTTATTGAATCAACAGTTAACATTGTAACATTTTTTGTTATTTCAGTGTTGAAAACTGTATTAGGATTGCTTTTATTGTTTTTTATAGAGTCGGGTAAAAGACTATTGCCTATGTTTGTATATACTTCAGATAATCCCTGCGAAATTGTTGATGGGCCTGAAAGTGAATCAAGGCGTTGTTTGTTTAAGTTTGATGCAAGGGCTTGAAAATTGGGACCAGATACCGTTCGTGATATCTGGTCTTCAGAATAACTCCAAGAATCAGATTCACTTGATGGTGTTGAACTTCCTGAGGTTGTTTCTGAGCCTGTGTCTGATTCGTTGTCAGAAATATAGGGTCTGTAATATTTATGTTGTCCTTCAGACATATCCCTATAATTGCTGAATTAGAATTCTTTAGGAGTCTTAGACCTCTAAGGAATTTTATTGAATAATATGATGTATGGTGGTTATAGTGGGTATTTTCTTAGAATGGCTTGAACAGTTGCTTTTAGTTTTGATATTTCAGCCGCCTGTGAATCAATTATTGCTTGTTGTTCTTTCATTCCTTCTATTAAGATTGGTATTAAACCATTATAATTTATCGATTTCATTCCTTCAGGAGAGGAATCAGTACATACAACTTCTGGAAAGATTTTTTCAACATCCTGAGCTATTAAACCAATTGTTATACCAGATACATTCGTAGTTTCATTGGGTGTAGTCGTAGTTTTATTGTGTGGAGTATTAATATAATTATATGTTGTACCATTTAATTGTTTTATACGTGATAAGACATCCTTTAATGGTTTTATATTTGTTTTAAGACGTTTATCTGAAACAAGATGATACCCTAAAGCGGTGACATAACCATCAGTAACATTTAAATTGCCAGTGTTCATAGTTAATCCGTTATAAACAGTCAACCCTGATTCAATAGTTCCTGCGCCTTTTACTTGTATACTTTCATTTACAAAAAAAGCACCAGTTAATATACTCGCACCACCATATATATTCGTTCCATTATAAGCATACAAACCATTATTTGCCGTTATTAATCCATTTGCCGATATTGAACCATCAGTAAGAGTTAAATTGCCAGTCTTAATAATTAATCCCTTATAAACAGTCAACCCTGATTCAATAGTTCCTGCGCCTTTTACTTGTATACTTTCATTTACAAAAAAAGCACCAGTTAATATACTCGCACCATCATATATATTCGTTCCATTATTAGCAGACAAACCTCCATATGCCGATATTGTTCCTGGAATGAATAAATTTTTCCCTATAGTAGTTTTATATATTGTTACATTACCGTTTGGAGATCTAACTTGATTTTCAATATTTACCTGACCAGTTACATTTAAACCATAAAAAGTCATACGACTTCCATCACCAACAAATCCGGTTGTGGCAGTAATTGTATTTCCTTGTATATCTGCACCTTGTATAGGCCCACTACATTTTATATAAGCATCTCTATTTACACACTCTATAGCAGAATCTATTGTAGTAATAACCATATTATTGTTGTCTAATGCCTGGAAACCGCCCCTTGCAATTACACGACCACCAGCATTAAATCCAATACCTATGCGACCAGGTAAATTAGGATTTCCATATGCTGCATAGGATGCGTTGACTGCGTTGTTTGCGTTGGTTGCATTTGTCGCGTAAGCTACTGAGGTGGGCGCAGGAGGAATGTTTAGACCTGTTAAACCTGATCCATCTCCAATAAATCTACCTGCTGCAAAGGTTGCATTTCCAATATTTTGATCTACACCAAGTTGTAAGTTAGATGCAGTCACTTTTATTAGACCTGAACCATCACCTGATATTCTACCTGGTATACCACCAGTACCTGTCATAATTATATTTCCATATGTTGTAATCGTACTTGCAGTTAATATATTTGTACCAATAACATCATCGGTTAAAGGCCCAGGTGTAATTATATTTCCTATAAATGACCCAGTAAAGGTGGTAGCTGTAATATTTTTAGCTTTAAAATCTGTATTTTGGATATTATATATTCCTCCCCTATCTTTCAATTCAGATGCAGTTACATTATCAATATTTGTACCATCGCCATATAATTCTACCGCTACTATCTTTCCTGTTGAAATACTAGTAATATTTGCATAGTTTCCTAAATGATTTGTGACAGTTATTGATGATACTGTTATACTTGACGAATACGTATCTACTACATTTAAATATTTATTTACTTTAGCATATTGAGTATCAATTATATTTGCAGATATTACATTTGTAGATACATAGGCAGAAAACATGTTTGATGTATAAATATTTGACGTATAAATATTTGACGTATTATATATATTTGATGAATTTACATTTGTAGTATTAAGTGTATAAGTATTTGTATTATTTGTTACACTTAAGGACTGTGAAACATAGCCATTTGAAGCATTTAATATATTTGTTGTTACCTCATTTGCTACTACAGTTCTATTACAGCTGTTAATAAACTGTAGTTCATTTGTAGCATCAAAGGATGCATTAGTTACTGTAGTCCATATATTTAAATCAACCGAGGCAGATGTACTATCCGTAACAATACAGGTATTGCTGTTGTTTGTAAGTCCAGCAACAATAAACTTTGCTCTCCCTGTATCATATAGAGTCTTTGTTGCAAGATAGGTTTTCTCTAATGTATTTCCATCCTCACTTAACATACTTGAAAACCCACCAAATGTTGTCTGTACATTTATATTTGACCAATTATATACTCTATTTGTATTACTTGCAGCTCCAACAGACACTAGTTTGCCACTTCCATCCGAGGCTATTCCACGACCAACACTTTCAACTACTGTTATTCGTGGACCATTGATTATTTGACTATTAAAATCTCCACTAGTAATCTTAGACCAATTTGAACCATCAGAACTTTTTAAAGTTCCAGAATCGCCTACAGCGACGAAATTTTGTACACCATCCCAAGTTACGCTATAACCTATATTACTAAAGGTTGGCGTATTTGCATTAAACCAATTTCTACCGTCAGAACTATAAAGAATATTACTTGTTATAACACCCTTTCCAACGGCTACCCATATAGGAGTTTGAACTGTACCTCTATATACAATTCCTCTTCCCTCTATATCAAACCCACCGGTTGTATTTGACCAATTTGAACCATTTTGACTGTAGAGAATATTAGTTGCTGACCCACCATTTCCAACAGCTACCCACTGAGTATTTGCATAGGTTATACCATAGCCAGTTATACCAAAGGCACCTGTGACACCTTGTTTACTCATATTTCCTCCGTTTATTGCACACAAGATTGTTCCAGAGGCCTGACCTTCACCAACAGCTACTACTTTACGATTTACACCAGCTCCACCAGCTGCTATTCCGTAACCAGCATTATCAAAAGAGTCTAATATAGGGCTAAAAGTATATGTATTTCCACTTAAAATGCCAATCGCCAATGTAAGTCCTGGAGTTGTTGATTTACCTGCTACGTATAATAAAGTTGTAGTGCCACCAAAACCACCAGTTGTAGCTAAAAGACCAAAGACCTCGGTATTAATAGGGCAAGAAGAAATTCCATAAAAACTATCGCCCCAAAAGGCACCATTCCCACTTACTAACAAATTTCTAGAATTATTATTGTCACCTCCAGCAATCCATAAAGGTATAGATGGCTCATAGGTAACACAATTGCCAATAGTACTAAAGCCACCACTATTTGCGCGAGCAAAAGAATTACCACTGTCAGAACTACTCAGAATTGAAACTACGTTATTTGTAAGGGTATTTGGAATATATGGGTTGAACGAACCTGTATAAGTATAGCTTATAATCGTATTTGAACTTGATTTAGTCTCACATGCAACTACAACCATTTTTTTATGTGTAATTGGGTTTGAACCCCATGAAACTGACCTTGCACTTATGACGCCCTCTAACCCTCCATCTTCCCATGTTTCACCTTTATCAGTACTATACATAAAAGTCTTTAAGGATGTGGTTCCATTTGGAATACCAGGCCCTACTATGAAAAGAATATTATTATTTGTTGAATCGCCAGTAATATCATAGAAGGTTGGTGGTAGATTTGCCTGTGTAGTTACTCGGCCATAAATAGTGCCAGTCGTTGTCCTGAAAATAGGTGAATTTCCAGTTGATGTATCAGAACTATTTGCAGTTCCAACAATATAGGTAGTCTCAGAATTTGTATAGAATCCATATGCCGCACTAAGTGATGATACCTGAACAAATCCATTAGTATATGAAATACCATTTTGTGTATTTCCTAGATAAAATTCACCCTTAGTCTGTGAGACTAAGATAGGTGAATCTGCGATTGAAGTTAATAATACATATTTACCACCTACATATACAGCATCATTAATATTTTCTAAAATAAACTTATTAAGAGTATTTACTCCTGTATAATTAGAAAAGTTTCTGCCATCAGAAGTATATTGAATTGTAGATGTAAAATTATTGAAATTCACAGCTTCATTTGTTAAACCATAGGCTACCACTTGATTCGCCGCTGTATCATATAGTAGCGCCTTTGGTATTGAAGTATTTCTTATTCTTTTTTGTGAATATGTAATTACTGGTGAAAATCCACCATAGTTTACACCAGCCCAATTAATTCCATCTACACTTGTCTGTATGGAATTATACGCCTCCTTCGCCGCTCCTATTGCGATAAAAGGGCTATTAAAACCATTAGTAAATCTTATAATATCCTTTACATATGAATACTTATAAAAATCGCCGATATTTCCATAATTTGCATTTAAATTACTGATTGTGGCATAATTTAAGTTTGCCATATTGCCTGTAAGAGAATTGCTAAAGGTTATATAATTTCCATCTAATGTGTCAATATTGGCATAATTTGCGTTTACAGTTTGTGTCGTTACTTCGCTATTTGTAAAAAAGGTATAGTTATTTTGTGCTAATTTTAGAACTCCTTGTGCAATTCCATTAACACCTAAACCAACACTGACGACAGTTTGAGAATTTGACCAATTTGAACCATCTGTACTTACTTGTATACGGGCAAACTGCTGGGCATCAAGACCTGTAGCAACCCATAAACGTCCATTGTAAGCAACCGAGTTTCCACTGTATGAAAATCCGCCTGTGTAAGCATTATTCCAATTCACTCCATCAACACTCCATTGAATCGTTTGCTTAGGATTTTGTGCTATTTGTGTTGAATCTCCCGTGGCTACCCACATACCACTTCCATAGGCTATTCCACGACCAAAATTTACAAAACCGCCTGTAGCTATATTTGAAAAATTAGATCCATCTCCACTGTATTGTATTGTACCAAGGGGGTTACCTCCATAACCTCCAACCGCAATCCATAGTTGACTGATCCCTCCTAAATTATTATTTGCTATTCCAAGGCCATTTGAATTATTATAGTATACATTTGATATTGGCGACGTAAGTGTTACTCCTCTAAAACCACCTTTTATTACAGTGTACCAATTAATAGCGTCCTTACTGTATAAAATTGTGCGATGAGGTGAAACAAAACAATGTCCTACTGCTACATATGTCTTATCAATAGTATTATATGATACTCCATAGGCAATATCTTCAAAACTATTTATAGTATTTGACCAATTCAGACCATCCCTACTTATCTGAATACTTGTAAGTGTCGGTGGGTTTACTAGAGGATAATTTCCTTCGCCCGCTGCTACCCAAATGCCATTTCCCCATGTTATACCATAAGCATTTAAGAACCCACCTGAATTAACAGGAGACCACTTTACACCATCAGGACTTGTTTGTATAGTGTAGGTCTCATCTGCTCCAATTGTAGATGAACCAACTGCGATCCACGTTGTATCATTAAAGGCTACACCATTTGTCTGCCCCTCAAAGCCACCAGAAGTTATATAATTCCATGTTACACCATCTGTACTCCATTGAAGTCCATAGTTGCCATAATTAGCATTTGCACCATTGCCTTGACCGCCTGCTACCCAACCATTTCTAGGAAGTTGTTTCTGTGAAACAGCAATTTGGGCATATGGGTCTGTATATTCTAGATTAAGATTTCCAGTAAATGATATAACTACACGGCCATCTATTAATCCTACGCCATCTTCATAATCAGGGTCTGTCATATACTGTTTATAATTAAATCCAGATAAACCATAAGGATTTATAAGATTTTCTAAGTATGATGAGCCTCCACCACCAGCTCCTCCTATACCTGGACCTTCATTGTAAGTTTGAAAATTGGGCAAGAAATATCCACCACCACCACCGCCACCATAATATCCACCACCACCACCACTGCCTGATGTACTAAAAAAGGAAGCTATACTACTAACATAAGCACCTCTACCGCCATAGGCTTCGGTACCTGCTATTCCCTGATAATTTTCGTAATTCAGACCTCCAAGTACTGAAAGACCTCCTTGACCTCCCTCAGTCTGTGTTCCTCCATATCCAACAGAAGTATATCCACTAAGTAATATACCTGGCTGTCCAGTATAATTACCTCCAGCACCACCATAACAATAATTATTAAGTAAGGATGCACCTCCTCCACCACCTGCTGTTACAAGATCAGTAGAGCCATCAGTTATAGCAGAACGTCCGCCTCCTCCAAGTGCTCCATCTCCACCGCCTCCAAAACCTCCATTTGGATTTGCATTAATATTAGGATTATAATTACCGCCCTGCGTTCCAACTATGATAGTAAGTTCATCACCAGGATTTACAGGTAGGATTCCTGTCACATAACCTCCATAGCCTCCTAATGTCGTTCCAAGACCATACCCAGCTGCTCCCCAAAGTTTTACATTCAGTTGTGTAACTCCATCAGGCACTCTAAAATACTGTTCTTCACCTGTTGCGTTAAATATATATCTACCATTATTATTTGCATATATACTAATGGGCTTTTGTGTATCAAAGGTAAGATTATTTGTTATTGTTGATTTTGTCTGAATATTATCGGCAGTAAAACGACCTTCAGGATATGGTGAAGTTAAATCCAAATTCTTTGTTGGACTATATGAAATAACAACTAACCCTTGACCACCACTACTTGTCATCTGCATAGTTCCATGTGTACCATTATGAGTTCCACCAATACCAATGCCTGGTTGATAATGTTCTTCTAATGAATATACGAGTGTAGATGTACCATCAATAGCTAGGATAGTTGTTAGTCCTGTACTGATATATGAAGAACCACCGCCACCACCACCTCCAAAATAAGCATAGTCACCAATTGAAATAAAAGAACCTGATCCGCCACCACCTGAATAATAACCGCCTCCGCCCCCTCCACCACCATTTCCTAAGATACTTTTACCACCATCACTAATTTCAAGGGGGAAAGTTGCCTTATAAGTGGCTCCAGAAGTACCAGAACTACCCTTAGAAAGATCTGTAGAAATACCAGCTGGCCCTCCTTGGGTTTGTGTACCTGGTCCACCCCCACTACCTCCACCAAGACCTCCGCCACTGTATCCTGTTAAAATTCCTGCATGACTGTAGGCTCCAGTATATATATTGTAGGAGGCACCTCCACCTCCACCCGCAAGAACTATAATTGTACTTGCCGTATTTGGTAACATAAGAGCCGAATATCCACCACCGCCAGGTCCACCAAGATAATTCCCAGAACCCTCATTATCACCTCCATAACTAAATACTGCCACGCTTCCCTTACCTCCTCCTAACTTACCTGTAGTTGCTGGACCACCTGCTCCAACAATAATAGTATATTCATCGCCAGGTGTTACTTGTGCCCTTACACGAATATAGGCACCATTGCCATAATATCCACCGCCAGCTCCCCATACCTGTGCTTCTATTTCAGTAATACCTGGAGGTACAGTAAATACAGAATTTTCTCTATAAGAAAGAACAGTTATTTCAGGGGTGGTATTGACTGTTAGTTCATAAGGGTCAATATTTATACCCCCTATAAGTTTTTGATTTAAATATAATTTCTCATTTTTCACATAAATATTATTATTTGTATTTAATACAGTGTCTATACAATTTAAGGTAGAGGTTGTAAGAGTACTTGCTATTACTGTGCCACTTACGTTAAACTCCTTTGATAAAATAGAAATATTACCTGAGCCTGTATTATATCCAGTATTTCTACCTCTTCCTCGCATCCTTTCTACTACACTATCCGGAGAAAGAGAAAAACATAATACCCGGAAGTTAGTTATTACTTAGAGATATTGTAAACAACATATCTTAGCAGAGAGCCTTCATGACTCAGGGTGGAGGATTATTACAACTTGTTGCCCAGGGAAAACAAGACGTTTTCTTAACAGGGAATCCAAGCACAACCTGGTTTAAATTTGTATATACTCGCTATACTAATTTCGCCGTAGAAAGTCAACAAATGTATTTTGACGGTTCACCAAACTTCGGACAGAAAATATCATGTCTTGTACCAAGAAATGGTGACTTACTCGGAACCATTTTTTTAAAAGTAACACTACCACAACTATATCTAAGTCCTTCTTCATTTACACCTGCTGCAGCAGCTCCAGTACCGGTAGGTTATGTTAATAGTCCTGGTCATGCATTAATAAAAGAAATAAGTATACAAATTGGTGAACAAGAAATTGATAAGCAGACCGGCCAATGGATGGAAATCTGGAGTTCTTTAACAACAGATGCAAGTAAGGTAGACGGTTTTCGTCAAATGATTCAACAGAAGCCTGGATATCCCCATATTGATTATGAAAATAATGCCCCTGACCTTTCTGGAAGCAGAGTAACTTTGCCAAAAAATGTCTTTAGTCGTGAGAATGGAAATCTAAATATTGATATTGATGCCATTGAGGTTGAATATATGGGAACTACTCTTATTAACCCTACTACAAAGTATCCAAAGGTCTATGATGAACCAATCATGGGTCCAGTAACCGTATATATTCCTTTACGTTTCTGGTTTAATAAGAATCCCGGATTATATCTTCCCCTCTTGGCCATGCAGTACCATCCAGTAAGAATTAATGTCACACTTGCTTCTGTACAAGAAATGTACTATACAAAAATGCTCTATACTCCTCAAGGCTGTGGGCCCTGTACAAATATTAGTGTACAGAGTTGTTCATCATCCGACCTCGGCATTGAAATGTGGGGCGACTATGTTTACTTAGATGTTCCTGAACGTCGCCGGTTTGTCAGTTCAACCCTTGAGTATCTTATTGAACAGGTTCAATATACACCTCCACTTTCAATTCCATCCGGTTCTAAGGTTGCGACTCTTCCACTAAGTTTCAATCATCCCATCAAAGAATTCATTTGGGTTTTACAAAGAAATGTGAGCCAATGCCGTCATGAATATTTCAACTGGAGTAGTCTCGGATTTTATGAGATTGAAAAGGCAGCTGAGTTCGGTCAGCCAGAACCAGGTGCCCGTGCCGATTTAATGAAGACCGCAAATATTCAACTAGACGGTCAAGACCGCTTCACTCCGCGTGACCCACTTTATTTTAGACTTATACAACCCTACCAAAGACATACATCTGTTCCTTCCGACCGTTATATCTATGTTTATAGCATTGCCTTGAAGCCTGAAGACGCACAGCCCTCTGGAACATTGAATGCGAGTCGTATTGATAATCTCATACTTCAGCTAGGCCTTTCTACTGGCGAATGTGATAGTGGGGGTGGCGGTTCTACAAACGGAGATATGACAGCCTTTGTCTACGCAACAAACTATAATATTCTTCGTGTATTAAATGGTTATGCTGGTCTTCTCTTCTCTGTTTAGGGAAGCATGGCTATCATGTTTGATTATACACAGAGTAAATTTTGGGGAGGTTCATGGTACCCATATTGGTCTCTAATGCTTATGACAGTTGTGGGGGGATTTTTTGGCCTAGATCATCTATGGCTTCGTAGTCCTTTCAGTGGATTCTTAAAACTTATTGTAAATATAGTTACACTTGGTCTTTGGTATTTCTATGACATACTACAGGTTCTTGGTGAAAAAGATTTAGTTATGAAAAATGGACTCACAGCGCCCTTTGTGGGTCCATTGGGAATTGGAGCTGGTATGTTCAAGGATTCAAATCCTGATGGGCCAACTGCAAGAAGTCCTCTTAAATTTATGGGTTATATGCTTTTATTATGGATGCCTTTTGGAATTGATTTATTTATAGCTGGTGATTCAAATGGTGCGATGGTTAAGTTCTTATTGACACTTGCCTTAATTCCCTTTGTACTTCCATACTTTATTGCTCTTATTTGGGGCTTTGTTAATATTGCCCGTTCTACCTTCATGCCAAAGTCCTTATTTACCGAGGGAACCTATCGTATGTTTCCTGTAAGTTGGTTTATGGATCCCTTCGGTCCCTGTGTCTTAGGGCCGGTTGATATTCCTGCAAATTCTGGCGAATGCCCCCCTGGAGGAGCTGGTTCTGTTGTAGGTGCTATAGTGAGTTCGGCTATATCAAAAGTTCCTATAGTCGCTGCGGCTAGTACTGTAGCTCAAGCTGCCGCCACAACTGCCTCTGCTGCAGCCGGTGCAACTTCAGTAGCTGCCAAGAGTGCTTCTACGGCCATGGAGGCAACTGCTAATGCATATAAAAATGTAGTTGATGGCGCGATACAACCTGCCACAAAACTTGCTGCAACTGGAACTGGACTCAGTTCTGGTTTGGTTAATGCCACAAAGCTTGTACAAAAGGGTGGTGGTAGTAATTCTGGAGCAGATATTGCCCTTCTAGGCCTTTTTACAGTTATACTCGGTGGGGGAACAGTTATAGCAGCGAATAGAATGGGTCTAAATAGTAGTTTATTTAATAGACAGAAACAAGATGCCGATGACACCCCTCCCGAGCCATGAGGCCTTTGAGGCTATGCTACGCCCACGTAGACCTACCGAGGACGGATTTCTTGGTACTTACGATCCATGGGTCTGTGTTTCATTTTCAGCTAAATGGTGTGGACCCTGTAAGCGTCTAGATAAGGAGGCAATTGTTACAGCTTCACCTGGTATTGTATGGTATACATGTGATGTTGATGAAAATAAGACAACACTCGGATTTTGTGGACTTCGCAGTATTCCTAGTTTCTGCCTAATCAAGGATGGTGTCTTCAAGGATCGTAAGAGTGGTGCCGAATCGCCACAAGATGTATTGGATTGGCTTAAGTCAAACGGCTTTTCTGTCTAACGCGTATGTGGTTTTTTCTTATGTTTATCATTTCGTCTAGTTCTTAAACTACGTGATGATGAAAAAGTAGTCCTATACTTAGGAATTCTTATTCTTAATTGTGGCCGTGGTAGTTCTAAATGTGGAGGGTTTACATGTATTTTTTTTCTAGTACAAAAACAGCCCATCCCTATTAGATATATGGATAATTACTATGACTGCCTGATAGTCGGTGCGGGGATAAGTGGCTTATTTTCTGCCCGAGAAATCCTAAAAAAACATCCTGACTGGAATGTTGCACTAGCAGAGAGTTATAAGAGTCTTGGCGGACGCACAGCTACTTATAAACATGATGGTGTACAATGGGAAGAAGGCGCAGGGCGTATTCATAAGAGTCACAAACATACCATGAAACTTATCAAGGAATATGGGCTAACATGGATTCCTATTGGAAATAAGACTATGTTTAAAAATGACGAAAATTCGCCTATTACTCCAAATACCTTTGACGATTTTTCCAAGCCCTATCTAAAATCTCTGATGAGTCTGTCAGAAGATGTTTTGGCCAAACATACAATGGAATCAGTTATGAAGTTAGTATATGGTTCCGAATTTACAAAGTTATTCTTTTCTTATTTTCCTTACCGAGCAGAAGTAAATACCCTTCGTTCTGATTTGGCCCTTAAGAGTTTTTTGGATGGTGAAATGTCAGACCACAGTGGTTATGGAGTCATTAAGGAAGGATTTGGCGAACTTGTGTCATGTTTAACAAAGGATATAAAACGTCGTGGATGTAAGATACTTTCAGAATATACTCTTTTAAATATTAAGGAGAATACTGGGCTAAATGAATGTATTTTTGATAAAAAGACTGTGTGTGCAAGAAAAGTTATTCTTGCTCTGACTCGTGATGCTGTTGCGAAGCTTCCTGCCTTTTATGGATGGCATGTTCTAAGATATCTGAAGGCGCAACCACTCTTGAGAGTTTACGGAGTTTTTAATAAACCGTGGTTTCCTTCTAGTGCTCCAATAGTAACTCCTGGTCCTTTGCGATATATAATACCGGTTGGGCCAAAGGTGATTATGGTAAGTTATACAGATAATGACGACACAAAGGATTATGCAAGAGTAATAAAATCTGGAGGTGATAAGGCTCTTCAAAAAGTAATTATGGGGCAGACAAGAAAACTCTTTCCTGAACTGGATATACCTGAACCAATCTTATTCAAATCACATTTATGGAGAATAGGAGCTACTTATTGGCTACCAGGAAAGTATTCTCCCGAAACTCTTTCTAAGAAATCTATTCATCCCCTACCTTCTGTTCTTCCTAGAGTTTGGCTCTGCGGTGAAAGTTGGTCCTTAAGACAGGCATGGGTTGAAGGTGCTCTAGAGCAAACAATACTTTGTCTCTCTGTTGTAGATAGGAAATGATGATGTCTGATTCACTTCCGTTTACACCCTATGACAGTATGGAATATGAAACTGTTCAAGCACAGGCTCCTCCACCTGGATTTGCTCCGCGTGACCAAGTGGCAGATACTCAAGCAAGAGATTTGAAAAAGATGGCGACGGCGACAGCTCCTCCGCCCCCCGCGGGTCAAGTGCCAATGCAGAAACGTCCAGCACTCGATGAAGAAGATGTTGACATTGGACCCATTAAGGGTCCTTCGCAGCCTGATATTGGCAACTATAAACAGGTATTTGATTTGGTCTATATCCTAATAGCAGTTCTTATTGTAGATGTTGCTGTTATTTTCTTAGTTCGCTATTCTCCTGAAATCTTCGGCTCAGTTCTTAATAAATGGTATGATATCTTTGGACTCAATGCGATTATAATGGATGTTGGGATTATCTTTGTAGGATTCTTAGTTGCTCGTTATCTATATACTGGTTATGTGAAGGAGAAGTTTGCCGACGGTAAGTGGTGTCCTTATAAATTTGTAGCCACTCTTGTTGGTGTTCAAGTTGTTCATGACTTATTATTCTATTATGGTATAGTTAACCCGATTCCTCGTGGACATAACTCAGTCATTGATATCTTTAAGGACTATGCTGTGGCTGGTCCTAAGATTGTAGGTGGTGATGCAGTCATGATGGTGGCATCCGCTGGTATTGCCATGCTACTCAAGTCACAGCCTCTACATCTTGTAGCTTCTGTTGGAAGTTTGATCGTCTATGCGGCACCTTATATTCTATATACAAAGAATCAGTATTCAGTGAAATAAAAATTGATATAGTGTATTGAAATATAGATAATTAAAATGAATTTTACAATACCAGAATCTGATATTGTAAAGTTTGGCGCCTTAGTTCGTATTATTAAAGAAGTTGGTTTCGTCCTTGGAAAGGGTCGTTCTGAGAGTGTATATCAGAATGCAATTATTCACGAGCTACAGGTCTTAGGAATTAAGAATACACGGGAAGAAACTGTGCCAATTTACTACAAGAATATCTATGTTGGCCAAGAGCGTCTTGATATAGCCATTCATGAGTGGCTGGACTTGATTATTGAACTGAAGGCCGTTACTTCAGAGATTAAGTCAGAACATTATTGGCAGATTCTAAGTTATATGACCTACAAAAATTATAAGTATGGCCTTGTTGTGAATTACAACCAATCTCCCAGTAAAGACTTGTCATATATGTTTGTTGTAGTGGAAAAGGGGATTCCTTATATGTATGATTATGAGTCAAAAATTACAATGGAGATAAGTGATTATGGATATTCAGCTGTCTAAGAATATTTGGACAAAAGTTCATCCTTATTTGCCGAATTATCAAAGATATACCATTTTTTCTTAGCAGGTTCCCATTTAGCTCCAAGACCCTTTGCGTGGTCTTTTTGTGCAAAAGGTACATTCAGATAGATTTTTACATATGGACAAGCTTCTAGACCAATTGCCTGATTTGCGAGTTTATCTGCTCCATCATTACCAATTGAATGAATGTCTTGTTTACCAGTATGTGCCATAACGTGTATGAAGCGTATATTTGGTAGCTTGCTATATAATTCATAAAGCTGTTTAACAAGCTCTTTATTTGGAATATCTTCCTTCCAGAGTTTCTTAGCACATTTTTCACCATAGGTTGTTACACAGCGAATAGCATACTCTGAATCAGATACTATCGCAATTCTTTTTCCAGAAAGAATATCCTGCTCTAGAATTTCATAGACCTTAAGAATTGCTCCTAGTTCTGCCGTATTGTTTGACTGCTTTCCTTGAACTCTTTCTGAAACATTTCTTGGGTCATTTGAACCGAAATAGACTCCTATTCCCGCTGTGGCATTTGGCTTTCCATTGTTTGAACATGAGCCGTCTGTATATACATAATATTCTGATTCTAAATTCATACTCTTCTACTAGGAATGGACACGCGAATCGTCATCAATTTATTCCACATACTTCTTGTAGCTCCCTTTCTTATTTGGATTGGTATTACACGTGGAAACTTACCCGAAGTGGTCTTTCCAGGCCTAGTCGGACTCGGTATTTTTATTGTTTTATATCATGGCTATAAGGCATGGGTTCGTTACGGTCAAGGTTCCCAATATATTTGGGTAAATCTAATTCACTTCTTATGGGTTGGACCCTTATTAGTATATATTGGAGCCGGTAAAAAACAAACTCAACGGCCTGCCTATGAATTATTACTAGTTACTACCTTTGGTGCTCTAGGCTATCATCTTTATGAACTTGCTACGCAGTATGATTTTCTCTAATCATAATTACACCTCTAATGAATCTTTGTCCACGCTTCATACTGAGGGTGGGTCTTTTCTAAGGTAATACATGAGCCAAGATGATAATAATAACCCGTCATGTTCTTAAAGTTCTTTGAACATTCAGAACATTGCGCCACGTTATTTGGCTCTGCCGACTTCTGCTTCATCTTATCTGTTAGTTCTTTAAGATGAATTCGTGCAAAATGAATGATGCAATTACCCTTTCGCAAATCAGTATAATCACAACACGGACATAGGAATTCTTTCTTAACTTTATCACTATGCTTTGATTTAATATGTAGGTCTAATACACTCTTCTGAAGAAATTTCATATCACACTCAGAACATTCGTGAGTAAGAGTGCCAATATGATTTCTTAGATGATAGTGCATAGTAGACTGATTGTGGGTCGTGAAAGGACAATCAGGACAAATGAAATCATTGTTAGTGTTCTTCTTGTAGATAAATACCATTGTGACTTTCATAGTGGGCTAGGATTCCGTCAATTTTTTGCGGATTATATAGACACTTGTCTAAAGGCAAAGGATGAATTCTATACAAGAATGACAGATAAGTCCCGTATACTAGTTTTAACTCTTGCTATTGGCCCTGATTACCGCCGCAATCTTGAAAAAGCTCTGAAGTCTAAACGGGATTATTGTATGAGGCATGGATACACCTATCTTGAACTTCATGAAGAGGTTTGGGATCGTGAACGACCAATTGCCTGGAGCAAGGTTCCACAATGGATTAAGTATTGTGGCATGTCCGATAAGTATGATTATATTTGGATTTCAGATGCTGATGTTTGGATTACGAATCCTGAGTTGAAGCTAGAAGATCATGTGTTGCCTCTTCTACCGGCCAATAAGAATCTCCTTATGACATATGACTCTTGTCACCACGTAAATTCTGGTAATATGATTGTTCGGCCTTGTACGTGGGCTGTTAACTTTTTTAAGAAGGTTTGGTTACGTGAAGATTGCCTCTATCATATTTGGTGGGAGAATGCCGCTATTTGTAAACTTATGTCCGACGAACACGAGGACTCTGCTGCAAATATTGAAGTGACTATGGAGGCGTATCGGTTCAATGCCTATATTCAGGGCTATAAGGGAACTCGCCAGTGGTTACCCGGTGACTTCTTAATCCACTTTGCTGGAGTCTATGATTCCAAGAAAATGTTGGAGTTTATGGATATGGTTGAACGTGGTGTAACTCCAAGAATCAACATGTAATTTTTTATGCGTTCTAATTAGAAATGGTCAACTCTCGTAAGAATCGCACACGCCGTAATCGCAAGCAAAATGGTGGCTCTAGCTTCATGAACATGCCCTCAATGGGTCAGGTCGGCGGTGCCAAGACGCCCGCGGTTGGTTCAAAGTCCCAGGTCTTTCACGGAACGGCCAAGCACACTTCCGGTGGTCTCCACCGTAAGGATCTCATGAAGACGAAGAACGGTCGTATTGTTTCACGCAAGAAGCATGCCGCTGGCAAGAAGGCCATCAAGAACCTTCGCAAGCTCGGCTACATTGCCAAGAAGGGCAAATTCACCCTTTTCACAAAGAAATCTAAGCGTGGTGGCAGCGCTAGCTCACTTATGGACTTAGTCGGCAAGGCTACGGGTCTCTAAGGCTGACGGTGCAAGATAGTTAGTATAACCCGGTCTAAGAGTTTTTCTTTCACCTGAGTCTCAGAAACATAATACCAATACAAGGATGCCTTAGATTCTTCTATTGATGATACAACAAGAGTTGCTCCAGCCGCCCTTAGGTCACGAATTGCATCTTTAAGAACAAAGGTTCTTAGGATTTCATTTGATACAAGACTCTTGAGAAGGCCGTTTGTTTGTTCAATATAGTTTTCCAGTTGATTAGCTGGAGGAAAGAAGGTTGCATCAAAGGTTATAAGGGGTGTCAAATTCGCACAAGAAATATTTGAGAAAGTTACTATTGTAGCCTGTGCCTTTAGATAAAAGGCATTTGGCGTTTGAACTTCTGGTGTTATACAGATTATAGATGGGCTCTGAGTATTTTGTAAATAGGCTAGAATAAGTGACCATTCAAGGGGAGTCTGCGGTATAAAGACTGCGTCCCATGCGTCTACAACTTTCCAGGCCTCTGAAGATTTATGAGAGGCAATAAGAATCTTGCGCTGAAATGGTGGTGATTCTGTGTAGATTTGTTCTTGAAATCCTGGTGGATACGATATTAAATCTGTTAAAAACCAGCGAAGGCGACGGTTTTTAATAGATGATTCAAAAGCCTCTAGTTGAACCGACATCTTTATTATGATTATATCAAGAGTCTTAGGTTCTCTAGTTATTATCATAAAAGCCGATTAGATTATTATTCTGTATCTCCCATTGTGTTCCATTGGAACTGTAATACATAATATTTTTGAAGGAATCATATGCTGACCATAAATAATTTGCCTTTGTCTTTCTTTTCTTACCTGATAATAATGTTCTATATGATATATTTGTAGGGCGTGAATATAATCCAGAACTTGCGTTTACCCAATTCTTACCATCAGTACTATATTGAAGTGAGCTACTATAATAATAATCATCGTTAAGAGCGAGCCAACTATTTGAACCATATACTACCTGTTTCCCATAATTGTCTTGAGAAGCATTTGTAATAGCATTTGACCAATTTGAACCATCAGAACTGTATTGAATGGTTGATAGGGGTGAATTGGCAGTTCCAACCGCAACCCATAAATTACTTCCGTAGGCTACACCATTTCCATAATTTTCAGAAAATCCACCAGAATTAATACCTAACCAATTTGAACCATCAGAACTGTATTGAATGGTTGATCGGGGTGAACCGGCAGTTCCAACCGCAACCCATAAAGTACTTCCGTAGGCTACATCTTGTCCTTGATCAGTCCCATTAAAACTAAATCCACCAGAATTAATAGCTAACCAATTTGAACCATTTAAACTATATTGAATAGTTGATTTTGGCGAATCAGCCAGTCCAACCGCTACAAAAATACCATTGCCATAGGCTACTCCTCTTCCAGTATAAGTATTAAAATAATTATTATAATTAAATCCACCACTCTGAACATTCAAGAAATTAGAACCATCCGAACTATATTGAATGGTTAATTGTGGTGAACTACCAACTCCAACTGCTACCCATAAATTACTACCATAGACTACATCGGCGGTGTTGCAAAACCCGCCAGAATTAATATTATTCCAATCTGAACCATTAGAAGAATATTGAAGGCTATTTAGTTTGTTATATGGGTATGGATTACCGCCTACAAACAACGTCGGGAAAACGGGCTTGACTCTAGCACTTAAGTCATAGGTACCTAAATGAAAATGAATATGTTTCTCGGTTGCCATCTCTATTATAGACTCTATATATTTATATTACTAATTAGTAGCAACTGATCCAATATTTTCATCAGAAAGAGTCCAAGTAAATCCATTTAAACTATAATGTGTGACGTTAAAAATATTATTATATGCAGACCATACATAGGTTGCCTTTGCCTTTCTTCCTTTATTCGTAATCAGTGTTCTATATGATATATCAGTTGCATCGACAATTAAACCATTACCTGCCGGAATCCAATTCATACCATCTACACTAAACTGAAGGGTACTAGCAGGAACATTACCTGTTCCCACAGCAAGCCAACTATTTGAACCATAAATCACCTTCTTACCAGTTTTAGATTTAAAACCGCCAGTAACTGAATTTGACCAATTAAAACCATCCCCACTATACATAATTGAGTTTGGAACAGAATTGCCTGAACCAACGGCTACCCATAAATTATTTCCATGAGCTACACTGTACCCTATATTGGCTTCAAAACCGCCAGTAGATATATTAACCCAATTTGAACCATTAGTACTGTATTGTATTGATGATATGGGTGAACCAAGTAGTAAGGTTGATATATATGATATTGATGATATATATCCTATGGTTGATATATTTTGTAATGACGATACATACTGTAAGGCTGTTATGGTTTGTAGGGTTGATACATATATTCCTCCTAAAAAAGTTGATACCCATCGTAATAAGCTTATATTTTCTAATGATGATATGTATTGCAATGATGATGTGTATTGTATTGATGATACGTAATTGATTGATGACACTCCTAAAGTACCGCTACCGACGGCAACTATTGCACTACTTCCATATAAGGTACTTCCGTAGGCTATTGAATTTCCTACTCTACCATAAAAGCCACCCGTACTTATAGTAGACCAATTTAAACCATTTGTACTATACTGAATTGATGATATAGCAGAACTGTCTTTTCCAACTGCTATCCATAGACTACTTTTGTAAGCTACTCCATTTGCAACTTTGCCAGTAAAACCACCAGTAGTAATCGGGTTCCAATCGGATGCATTTGAACTCCATTGAATTGTTGATTGTGCCGAATTATCATAACCAACTGCTACCCATAAATTATTTCCATATACAACACCTTTTGCTATTGCATTACTACCAATAACACTAAATCCGCCGGAATTAGCATCTGACCAATCTGAACCATTTGTACTATAACGAATAGAATTACGAGGTGTATAAGCTGATTCTTTTACACCTACAAAAAGTGAAGGTAACGTTGGACGAGCTGCAGTTAGGGGTATTTCATTTCCACCAAAATGAAAATGCACGTGGGTTTTATTTGCCATTCTAATATAGAAGATTATTTATGTACAGATAGAAGATTAATTGCATACATTATCAAGAGTATACCACCATATTTCTTTTAAAACTATACTCTATATTTAGAAATGAGCCTTAAACAAATTACAATTCTTGCAGTTCTTATATTTTTATTAGACCTTCCATGGCTTTCGTTTGTTGGTGGCAACTATAATGCCATTATACAAGCAATACAGGGCGGTAAGGAAGTACGTATGAGGCCAATCGCCGGACTAGTCGTTTATCCCGCACTGGCCTTTCTAGCGCTCAAGACACAGAGTCTGAAAGATGCATTTTTAACCGGTGCCTGTGTATACGCAGTCTATGATTTCACTGTTGTAGCCGCCTTTAAAGACTATCCCGTTTACATGGCTGTAGCCGACACTCTTTGGGGAGGTCTATTATTCACTGCCGTATTTTGGTTGAAGGGGCGTTTTGGACTATAATATACACATGGTATAGAATGAATCGTAGCGCAAAATGTACCGCTGCGTATAATGATATAATATCAACTTATGGCAGATTTCCTCTAGAAGATATTCGTCAAGAAAAACAACGTCGTGGCTATGGAGATTCTTCTGAATTTTATGGTTCCGGATTTAGTGAGGCGCAAGTAAAAGAAATGGTTCTTGCTTCATTCGCTTCTAATGAACAGGCGCGGTGTAATATGGATCCTGGTTCATATAGTATGTACGGTGGTAAGAGAAAGTCTACACGTAGACGTAAGGCAAATCGTAAATCAAGAAAATCAAAGGTAAGGGTTCCACGCCCATTGTAAGAGTGCTTGTCTTTGTCTAGGTCTACAATCAAGATCGCCAGCTTTACAGTTTTTTTTGACAGCGCCCGAATGCCTTGCAAAGGCTTTCCAGCGCTTGATTTGAACGTCGTCTATAGGATCTCTGCGCCCCATCCAATACCGACAGTACCATTGAAACCATCCACGTTCATCTGGATTTGAAGCCTTTGAGAGAAGGGGATATCTGCTTGACTTGGACGATGAGGCTACCCAACCTGATTTCTTCCATTCAGAAAGAGGAAGGCGACTGTTGATTTTGAATAGATTGATGTTGACATCAGCTTGTTGTGGACGCAGTTTATCTAAGGCTAGAGCATCAAGAAACCATTCTTGAGGAAATTCTTCTAAGCAATCATTTAAATATTTTCCTTCAAACACCCCAAGGCGCAACATTTGACCTGGGGTGAAATACGGTTTGAAATCTTCTTGAAAGGATTTACCAGGCTCTTCTTCTAAGATATAAGAATAGCCTTTTACCATTTTATTTGAGACAATAATCTTATCTCCCTTCTTAAATGACATAAGAGGCCTTCCATATTTTTCTAGAGTTTCTATCATTGTCTCGGGTGTCATTCTCTCCTAATAAAAAATTGATTTAAATTTAGTGTTGATTTAAACTAAAATGCAGCGTGTAATCCTCCCCCCTCATCCCTTTCCAGCCGATTCAGAAGTCTTCTTAGCTTCTTGTAGTCCTGAGGAACGTACCGTTCATATGATGGCTATTAAGGGTCTCGGTTCCAGCTACTTTATGGAGAAGAGTCACGGTTATCGTTCATGGAAAGAAAAGCAAAGTCAACAGAAGAAGTAGATATGCTCGTCCCGAGTCAACTAGTTAGTGGACCAACAGTAAATAAACTTTTTTCATCTAGTGAACGAACCAGTGGCTCTGGGTCAGCGTTACAAACTATTCCAAAACGAACAAGTCGTGTCATTCGTGTTGAAGTTAATAGTATTGATAGAAACTATTCTAAATTTCCTTTGTCATCAGATTTTTCCTGGGATTTCCCCTTTCCAGTAAAAGAAATCAAGGAAGTTCGCCTAATTGGCGGAACCATTCCTGTGCCATATTTGAATATTGATGAGGATTGGAATAAGTTCACCTTTTGTGAAGGTTCAACTAAGGTGACTCTTACAATTCCTGTCGGATTCTATAACCTTACACTTCTTATCTCAACCCTTCAAACTCAATTAAATCTTATAGGAATAGGAAATGTATATACAGTTACGCAGAGTCCTCTTAATGGTCGTATTACTATAAGTACAACTGGACCAAATACCTTCTATTTTTTATTTGCTTCAGGCTCTTTTGTTGATGTTCATGATACAGGTACAAAATCTCTTCTAGAACTTCGTTCTCCTGCTCGTCATTTAGGCTTCGGTATTGCTGATTATGTGTCCGTTGGTGGAACAATAACTGCTGCACGTGTCCCAAATCTTTGGTTTGGACTTGAAAAATCCTATTTATACATGAATTTTGACAGTAGTCAGGACTTACGCTCTATCTTTCGCGGAAGTGGTAGGAAGGAGCCAAGCGCAATTATATATAATGACGCCTTGGATAGTATGACTACGCCAATAACAAAGTATTTAAATAAGGAGACCTTTGATACAAATATTGTTTCTAGTCCAGCCTCTCTTAGCAGAATACGCACTCTTAATATTGAACTTGCCGATATGTTTTATCGTAAAATAAATACACAGGGGCGTGAGTTAAGTCTTCTTCTAGAATTAATAATTGTTGACTAGATAACTGTTACAATTAATATACCTGCATCATCATTGTTAGTATATTCAATTGATAAGGATGCTTGACCAAAGTCTTTTCCAGTAAGCATCCATGAACCATCCATACATGAACTATCAACAATATTTTTATAATTATTATTCAGTACACAACCGGTTGAATCTACAGATAATTTTATTATACATGATTTTCCCTTTTGTAAGGTAATATTTTTAGTTGTTAATTTAAGTTTTACAGATACTGTTGTAAATGCGCTTATATTTCCTTGAGATGCTGTTATAATAGCATTTCCTACAGTTCTTGCTGAACAAAGTCCAGAACTTGATACACTGACTATATTAGGTTTTGACGATCTCCATAAAATTAATTTATTTGTAGCATTTGTAGGAGTTAATGTTGCAGTAAGTTGAACTGTAGTACTTAATTTTACAATAGGGTTTAATGGAGATAAGGTAATTCCAGTTGTAGCTATTGGATTTAAAAAGCTTATGAAATTTGTGCCATTAAGACTTCCACGACCTGTACATAGGTCATACCCAGACCCTGCAGTATATCCTCCATTATTTCCAGAAACAATATCACGAAAGGATTGTTGGTTTATTGTGTAAAGTTTAGTATTGAGAAAATAATTAATATTTAAGATGGAAGTAAAGGCAGCCATGGCAGGTGCGACTGTACTTGTTCCACCAACTGTAATAACTTTGTTAGCAAACGTATAAAACATTCCTGTTGTTGGATTTGCATTCAATGAAATATCTGGTATACAGCGCTTAGTCGAACTTTGTGTAACATTTGTTTGATAGGATGGTTTAGAAAATATTCTTGATATTCCACCACCTCCATTATTCCACGTAGTTTCGCCTGTTGATGAATCATACACGCGATTTGGACATATTAAGGTTGTTCCACCACAGGCAACTACAAATGGAGAAGAAGAGGGATAATCAGTATAATTTGCACTTCCTGGAACACCATCAGTTGAACCATTATCACCTGTTGCGCAAAAGATATTTATACCACTACCTGATGCTGTTGATAAAAGAGGTTGTATGGAATTAATTATACTCTGATTAAAGACCTCAGGAAATCCCCAAGATACTGAAATTGTTGATGGTCTAGAATACGTATTTGTTCCAATAACTACATTACTATTAATTGCATAATTCAAGGCGTTATAGAACGCATTGTTATCAATATACTGATTTGCAAGATACATAATAATTGTCAACTTTGAAGAAGGATACCAGCCACCAATTGTCTCAACATCAATTGTATTTTCTATTGATGCTCCATAATTTGTAGCATTGGTCTGATTAGATGATGGCGTATTAGTTGAAGCACCAAGTGTTTTAATAATTACTCTTGGGTGATTTGAATCTGGTATTCCAATAGATGTCCAATATTTTTGTACATCTCCATTTGTTAAAATACCAGTCGTGGGCGACAGGGTTCCAAAAAGGCCACCTCCAAGAGAAATTACACCAATAGTATTTGAATTTGTTGGAGGAGAAGGGCAACCATAGATAGAAGCAAGTTCACTACAGGTAAAATATGGACCAGATGATTTTGATTTTAAGGATTCAATATTTAATTTTAGATTGGAATTATGTTTAAAATAAGTATTTGCCATCTTTTGTGGTAATTTTATAGTACTTACAAGTTGTATAGGAGTTACTGAATTAATCTTTGTAGTAAAGCTACTTGGATTTTGTATAGGAGTTACCGAATTAATCTTTGAACTAAAGATATTGCCAATAATACTTCCACGTCCTGTACATAAATCGTATCCTGGGTTTGCCGAATAATAAGTATTACTTCCTGTTGTTATATCATGAAAACAATCTGAAGAAGCAGAATATATTATAGGGTTTATAAATGTATTTATATCTAGTGATGCTATAAGACCGGCCATAGCTGATGTAGCGACACTTGTTCCACCGATTCCTTCCATAAAGTTTCCATTTATATAATATACACTTCCACTATAGGGGTCTGAATTAAAGGCTATATCTGGAACACAACGTTTTGTAGAACTTTGAGTTATATTTGATTGATATAGGGGTTTAGAAATATACATACTGATTCCACCGCATGTTCCGCCATTATTACTCGAATCATTCCAGACAGTCTCAACTGTATTTTTAGTATATACATTTCCTGGGCAAACTAGACTTGTTCCGCCACATGCAGTAACCCAGGCTGACGATGATGGAAAATCAACTACATTACTTCTTGTACTATCTTGTGAATATGTATCACCTGCTGCTACACAGATATTTATGCCCTTATATACAGCATTTGAACATAGGATATTAACTCCTAAGGCATAGGCATGGCTAAATTCTGATTCAGGGGCACCCCATGATATTGAAACCACCGATGGCACATAAGTAGTATTACTTGTTATTACATTGCTATTTACTATGTAATTAAGAGCTCCATAAAAGTTATTATTTTTGGCAAGATACATAATAATTGTTGCATTTGAACTTGGGCACCAAGAACCTATTGTTTCAACGTCAAGGGTATTTTCTATTGTTCCTCCATAATTTTCGGAATAAGGATTGGCGGTTGGTGAATTTTTAGTTCCATCTATGCTCTTAACAATTACAGTCGGCCAATTACTTGATGGTATTCCTTGCCATTTCCAATAGGCTTGAATATCTCCATCTGTAAGAGTTCCTGAATTTTTATCTATCTTTCCATCTGGGAGAAGAATATTGGGAGTTAAAGTACCTACAAGACCACCTCCAAGTGAAATTACACCGATTGTTATGTTTTTACTGTAATTCGGTTTTGGGCAGGAATAAATACTGGCCAGTTGCTTTGATGAGAAGTTTGTTTCATAGGTGCGACCATTAAGAACAACACTATTTAACTTTGATTCATGATTTTTAAGCTGATATTTCTTTTGAACTGGATTTACTGCCAATTTATTTTTTGCGAATCTGAATCTTGGTTTTAAAACAGGCGACTCCATCTAATACTCTATTTTCGGGAGTTAAAATATTATATTATTGTAGTAATATGCAAGACATACGTGAATGTCCGACTCTTGTTATTAACTTAGATAGACGTAAAGACCGTTGGGATGATTTTTCTAAACAGCCCACTCTAAAAGAATTTAAAAATCTAAAGCGATTTTCTGCCGTAGATGGATCTAAACTAAATGTGCTGACTGATTCACGAATAAGCCCTCATACAAGACAAAATATTGCCAGTAAATACAGACGCAGTGATTATGAAATAAATACACCTGGCGCAATTGGTGCAAGTCTTTCTCATATTGGCTGTTGGAAAAAGTTTTTAGAATCAGATGCAAAGTTTCTTGTTGTCTTTGAAGATGATACTGTTGTTAACAGTAAATATATAGAAAAAATAGATTATTTAATTCCTAAGTTGCCTTCTGAATGGGATATGTGGCTTCTTGGAACACATGCTTGGGCTTTTAAGGGAGTTCCTCTTAGCAAGAAGACAGGTGAATGGTGGAAGGTTAAGCAATTTACTGGTGCCCATGCCTATGTTTTGAGTCGTAAGGGAGCAGAAATATTACTGAAAGAGCCCTTTCCAATTGAAACACATATAGAATACTATATATGTGCTTGTGCACAATTAAATGGTTTAAAAATCATACGTCATGCTGATTTACGAATGCAGTATTCAATGGAATTGAGCGAATCAGATGATAGTGATACGTTTGACAGTTTTAAAAGCTGTCCCGTGTGTATGATACCCGATTCATTTCCTTCTACAGGAATATACATGTCAACACAAACTATAGAAAGGGCAGTAATATCAATAGGCGCTGTTGGGTTTATTTTGTATGGATTATATAATCTCAAAGTAGCAGGGGGCAGATGAGTAATAGCGATATCGGATTTGTTCCGAATATTAGTTCTGTTACGAATGAAATTATTCCCGTTATAGAGTTTGATATGGATGAAATAATTCCTGTTATTGAATT